CGTAGGTCTGCACTGCCGACGCCGTTTCTCGAAAACAAGCAGTGGCCACCCGCCTTCGACCACTGGACCCGCAAATGGATCCACCACGAGTTCTGGCGGGTCGAGCGGTACTTTGGCTCGCGCGAAGATGCCTATCAGCAGTGCGCCGAGCTGTTCTGTGTGTGCTGCAACAAGAAGGGCCACGAGATCGCCTACCCACCGCAGATGATGGTGTACTACCAGCGCGCGGTCAGGAATCTTTGGGTCGACGCTGCCAAGCAGAACTCCCTGGAAACCGACCTGATTATGCTCACCGACGAGTTGCTGGCGGGCGAACCGGAAGATCAAGAATTGCTGTTGCAGCTCGCTGGTCTGTCGGATGACGCGCAAACTGCCTTGGTTAAGATCTTTCGACTGCCGGCCCAGCAAGCCCGCGCGCTGTTCTCTGGGTCGCGCTGCTCGGTCAATAAGCGACTCGAATCCGCCTTTAGAACTGCTGCACCGACGATCATAAGTTTGCTCGACTTACTGCAGTAATTGTATCTTGAATCCGTTGGGTTGTTACGCCAAATGGCGTTCTTGCAGATATCTATATTCGAGAGGAACTCATGCCGACTGTGACTGTCTATGCAGAGCTGATTGATGCCATCAAGCGGCACATGCCGATGCAATACGAGCAACTGGACGACATTCAGCAAGACGATGTGTTCTTGCTGCGCCTGCTGGAGACGGTCGACAAGTTGCCGCTGACGTTCAGCCTCTCCAAGGGCGCTGAGAAGTGGTTCAATAGCAATCGCGACCATTACAACGCCGCTGAGCCGATCACCGCGCCCGATGGCTTCGTTTCTGTGGTGCCATCCGATCTGGAGATCTCTGTAGCGCCGGCAAATGATCCGGAGCCGGAGCAGGACGAGCCGGAGCCAGTCGCGGCAGCCTCAGGAAATGGCAAAGAGCGCCCGGCCGGCAAGCAGGCCCGTTGGACGGACGAGGCGCGCGCGCAAAAGGCCGAGCAGATGCGGCAGTGGCAGGCCAAGCGTCAGAAGGACAGGGCCGAGGAGAAGGAGAAGAAGGCGGCTGAGGCAGCTGCAGCAGCGGCCGCAGCGGCGGCTCAGGCGGCGCAAGCTGCCGAGAAGCCCCGTCGTAGGCGGCTGCAGGAGGAGCCCGCTGTAGAGGCCTCTGTGGCCCCGGAACCGCGTGGTCGCCTGCCGCTGCGCCAGGAGACGCTTATTGAGCCCGAGCCGGAGATGAGTGGGCGTCTGCCACTGGTCGCTAAGCCCCCAGAGGAGGCTCCTGCGATTAAGGAGATCATCAAGCCGCGCGTGAAGGAGAAGATCAGCGGCAAGAAGCGTACTCCGCCATCGCCGACCTCGCGTATGTGCCAGGTGTACGCCGAGCTGCTGAAAAACGGCAGCATCCCGGCGGCTGAACTCTGCGATCTGATGAACCAGCGCGGCATCGATGTCGCACTGGCCACCGTCAAGGTCGCCAAGTCGACCCTGCCCAACTTCGTCGAGGCTGCCAAACTGGCTGGTCACTGGACGGAGTAGCATCCCACAAAGAATCAGGGAGTGGGATGTGCAAAACCCCCGGGGGGTCTCCTCCGGGGGTTTTTGTTGGCCCGTATATAGCCATAGGAGGGTCAGCAATGCTGAGCACTGTACTTGAGACCGTATTATCGCCGTTTCGTTTGTTGGCCAACAAGACCGCGATGTCGCCGCAGTATCGCGCGCTCGAGCTAGCACCGCAGTACATCCGCGCGGCCGCGCCGTTCGGTGCGGCGCAGGTATGGACGACACTGGGCATCGACGAGACCGTGCACGTGGATGGTTCGGCCTTCCTGGCCACCATCGGGTCGGTACCAAACGCCGAAATGCAGTTATCGGTGGACAACGGTAGCCTGGTCTGGCGCTGCGGTACCGCGAAAGGCCGGCTTGGGCTGATGCCCGACGTTGTGCTGCCGCGGCTGCCACTGGCCGGCAAGCAGATCAAGGTTACTGACCAACTGATCCGCGCCTTTGAACTCGGCGCCCTGTCGGCGGCTGGGACGCGCGGCATCGGCAGCGACCACTTGCGTGGCGTGGTGTTGGATAATCGCGGCCAGCCCATGGTGTACGCCACGGACAATGCAACGCTCAGTGTCTATATAATCGGGGATACGCCGCTGGCGATGCAGGAGTTGGCCACCATCTCCGAGCAAGGCGCGGAATTATTAGCTAACGTCATGCGGCCTGGTGGATCGCTGTCGGTGACTGGGACGGCACTGGTGTACCAAGGCGACACGGTGGCTGCCATGGTGCAGCAGACCCGGCCGATGGAATACGACCTGCGGGCCCACATCGATCGATTCGACTATACCGCCGATCAGGTGATCGAAATTCCTGCCGAACGAATCGGAGCGTTTGCTAGACTGGCGGCGACTCTGGCGGCGAAGGCCACCAACTCCCGCGTACAGCTGACGGTGAGCGATGGGCAATTGGCGCTTTCGTTCCAAGAAGGGTCGACCCAGATGGACGAGTATTATTTGACCGATGCATTGAAGGAGTTCCCAACCATGGATCCGGTAGAATTGCCGGCGGATAAACTGGTGAAAGTGCTGGCGCATGCCACTGGCATCGTGGTCAAGCACATCGCTGAAAATCCTACAGTTATTTTCTGCGATGGGCCGTTCCGCTGTTTGGTATCAGGTCAGTAGTAAGGAGGCTTGTGTCGTGCACATCCGTGAGAGCAGACAAAAACTTGTGGCCGCCGCGTTCATCCGTGTCGCCGACGAAGACGACGTACCCGACGTGTCGATTGCCTTCCGGCCGAGCTGCGAATGCAATGCCTGCATGGAGAATTATCTGCGCATCTTCTTGGTGATGTGCGTGCAGATGGCGACGGTCAACGAGTTGGATTTTGAATCTGTGCTGCAAGAGGCCAGGGACAGCATCGGGGCGCCGACGTACGTGCAGTAAACTCCCGAAAATGTAGCCCCGTATATGACAACAGGGCTACATTTTCCCAAGGAGGAGCATCGTGGATGGACGCCGAGGTTTCGCCGCTGCATTTGAGCAGCTTCCCAGGCACGAACAGCAACAAACCCCATTCGCCGTACCAGCAGCAACCGAACGGCTCGGCTGCGACGCGTGTGCGCTTAAAGCGACCTGGCCACAAATTACCTCGCCACGCATGCCTCTCTCAGGTGCCACTGTGGACGGCACTATCCTCTGTTTGGCTGAAGCACCTGGAGAAGAGGAAGACGAATACGGCGAAGCGCTGATCGGCCCTAGCGGGCAGCTGCTGCGCCAGTACATTCCGGCGAAGTTCCAGCAGCAAATAGCCTACCAGAACATTGTCAGGTGTCGCCCGACCAATAATCGCACCCCGACACCGGACGAACAAAAAGCCTGCAGCGTGTATCTGCAGCAGGATTTCATTCAGCTCATGCAGCTCAAGGCGATTATCGGTCTAGGGGGCGTACCGCTGCGGCAGTTCTTCCCAAGCGCCGCGATTACCCGGGTGCGCGGGCTAAAATTCCCTGTTCTCGTCGCTGATAAGCCGGTGTGGTACTATCCCGTGTTACACCCGGCGTACGTCCTGCGCAGCCAGCGTGAAGGGTTTGAATCCTCCGCCGAATCGGTGTTCCGCAACGATCTGACCGCTTTCTTCGAGGAAGTCCGCGGCTGGCCGAGACCAGAAGTCATCAGGCTACAGCCGACCAGTGTCATCCTACCAAAAACGCTCGAGCAGGCGCGTCAGTATATAACTAAGATGAAGCCACCGATCGCCATAGACCTCGAGACGTCAGAACTCCGGCCCTACCAGCGCGGCGCCGAATTGCTGACGGCAGCTTTCAGCGACGGCAAGACCACCATCGCATTTTCCATTAATCATCCGCGCGGCCCGACGCTGTGGGGCCTGAAGCTGCTGCTGGAAGTGGCCCACGAACGCCGGTGGCTGGCGCATAATGCTGCCTTCGAGCTGAGCTGGCTGCTGCACTACGCCAAGGGACAGGCGATCAAGCCGTTCGATGATTCTATGGCGGTGGCACGCCTGGCCTATGAGCGGGAGACCGTGCTGGACCTCGGCTCAATGAGCCAGATCGAGCTCGGGGTGAACGTCAAAGAGCTGCTGAAGATCGATACCACGCAGATCCTGCGGCACGACCTGACCACATTGCTGCAATATAATGGTCTGGATGCGCTGGCCTGTCGGCTGTGCTGGAATCGCCGCATCGATGATGTCGACCCGAGCAATTATCAACGCTTGCTTGGGTCGATTGCCGCGACCACCCGCATGGAGCAGATGGGCCTGCCGGTCAGCGTGGAATGCGCCGAAGGCCTGAAGGCGCACTGGTTGACCCAGCAGCGAAACACCCGGCACGCGGCACGCCGCCTGCTGCCTGTGCGGCAATACGAACAAGACCTCGCGGTCGAGTTCAAAATTACCTCACCGGTGGATGTGGGGCGGGTATTAACGACCTACGGCAACCTAGATCTGCCGCGGACGCCGAAGGGCGGACAGTACGCCACCGACGATATGACGCTGGCCAAGTATCCCAAGAACGCCTTGGCGAATTATGTGCTGGCCGACCGCGAGGCCTCTAAGATTATCTCGACCTACCTCGAGCCGACCTTAGAGGCCAGCAGCCTGTATCCGGATGGCATGCTGCACCCGCAGTACACCACCATGTTCGTCGCTACCCAGCGGCTGTCGTCGCGATCGCCCAACATCCAGAATTATCCTTCTAGGAAGCACGCCGATATCCGCAAGCAGTTCGTGCCACCGCGCGGCTGCGTGTTTGCCAAGTTCGACTATGGGCAGCTGGAGGCGCGGGTGTTGGCGATGGCGTCGCAGGATCCCGTGCTGTGCCAGAGTATCATCGATAAATTTGACATCCACACGCACTGGCTCGACCGCTTGCTGGAATATTATCCGCGGTATTTGGAGCGAATCGCCAAGCAGACTGGGGAGCTTGACGAGACCAAGTTGCGCAAGCAGGGGCGTAATATCATCAAGTCTGACCTGGTGTTCAACTCGCTGTACGGCGGCGGTGCCACCGGAATTAGCGAGCGCACACAGATTCCCAAGAGCGTTATTGAAAAGCTGCTGGAGGAGTTCTGGGGCACCTACACCGGGGTGCGACACTGGCACAAACAGCAGCGGGCGGAATACCGCTACCACGGCACCATACGCACGCTATCCGGCCGCGTGTGGCGTGGCATAGCTGATGGCAATGCCCCGATCAACTACCCGATTCAAGGCACTGCGGCTGATCTGGTGATCGACGCGATGAACGAACTGGCGGAGCTATCGGTACAGCAGGGTGACCCGTACCTGCACCCACGCCTGCAGATCCACGACGACATCAGCCTGTTTTTTCCGGCGGATTCGGTCGATCGGTATATGGAGATAGTGCACCCGATTCTGACCAAAGTTCGCTACGACTGGCAGTGCGTGCCGTTAACCGTCGAAGCCAAGATTGGCGAGGTTGACTGGTACGAAATGCACGACGCCGGCATGTATGAGGGAGGCTATAATGAGTGAAACCGAGCCATTAATTACTAAATACCGGCCGAAGATTTTCGACGAAATTATTGGCCACACCACGGCCATGAAATCCCTGCAATCGGCCCTCTTTTCGAGTAGCCACCCGCACAGCTTTCTACTGACCGGACCGCGCGGAATCGGCAAGACCTCGATCGCTCGACTGATCGCCCAGTACTTCGGCGCCGAGATCATCGAAGTTGCCGCCGCCGTATATAGCGGTGTGGACGAGATGCGAGCCTTGGTGGGTAGCGCGCAGACCTTTGGATTCAATGTCAATGGCACGCGGCTGTTCCTGCTGGATGAGTGCCACCGGCTGTCACGCAATGCGTGGGACGCCCTACTGAAGCTGTTAGAGGAGCCGCCGTTCTTTATTTATATCGCGATGTGTACCACCGAGCCGGACAAGGTGCCGGAGACCATCCGTTCGCGTTGCTACCAAATCCCCCTCCGGCCGCTGCAACCCGATGATTTGGACACCATCCTGTGGCTGGTAGCTGAGAGTGAAAAATGGACCGTTCAAGAAGAGATTATGAATGCAGTTGTGGACGCTGCCGAGGGTTCACCACGTACCGCTTTGTCAATGCTACAGGCGGTACATCACCTCACCGACCTAGCGGAGGCACGGGAGCTGATCAGCGTGGTGGACAAGGGCAGTCCGCTGATCGAGCTGCTGCAGGCGCTGATGCGCGGCCCGCGCGATTGGTCAGCAGTTCGCAAGCACTTACAGCGCCTGACGGATCAGGACTACGAACGGGCACCCGTTTTTGCTGCACGGTATATAGCAGGGGGGCTGCTGCGATCGGAGAGCAAGGCGGAGGCAGCTAAAAACTTGGCCTTATTAGAAGCGTTGATGGTGCCAACCGCGCACGATCACAAGACGGCCTTCCTACTAGCAGTCGGGCGGATGGTTTTCATGGGAGCACAGAATGACTGATGACACCGAAATCAAGATCACGGTCACTAAGTACAAAGACGGGTTTGTCACTGCTGGGAGCGAATTGATTAATATTAATCAATGGCAAAGAGAGACTTCGCGCGGTGCCTTAGCCGAATCAGTGATTAGTAGCCTCCTGCGGCGTACCGGTTGGCGGGAGAGCGAGCTGCAATGATTGATGATAAACGCTTCAATCGCCTCAAATCCCGACTGGCTGTAGATACAATCAGACTTACTGAGGAGCTAATGCAACTGCCCTCGCTGCAGCAAGAAGCCGCCGAACTGGCGGCTGAGGCACAACGTATTCGCGATGAGGTACACGACCTTGCCAAGCAGGTCGAGGCAGAGATCAAGGCGCAGAAGCGCATTGCTACTCCAGGCATCTCGGAGGCCCGGCTCGCCTCTGAAGTATTACTAGTGAAGGAGGTGATCGAGTCACACGATGCGGCCAACCAAGCAGACTACGAACTTGCGCTGTGGAAGACCGTTGCCGACGGAATGCGCACCAAATCTTCCTCTATTCGCACAATCGCCGACCTGATCGCTGCGGGATACACCTCACCCGACACGGTACGGCGCGACGTCCTACACGAAGTTTATGGACAGAAACCGAAAAGGAGCAGTTAAATATGCCGTTTTTCTATCGTAGCACCGATCCCACGGCCTACGCACGCGAACTGCAGCGCCTGAGCAATGAGGGGTCTGGGGCTGACCGGTTTATTAAACCAGAGTTCACCGTGTTCCGGCCAACGCCCGGTTCTAATACGGTGCGTATCCTGCCCTGCAGCTGGGATCGGAAACCATACCCACATTGGTCGCTGAGGATCAGCAAGCACGACGGCATCGGACCCGGCAAGCGCAGTGCGGTGCTGTGCCCGTACCACACCGACCGCAAGCACGAGCGCTGCCCGATCTGCGAAGATCTGCAGCATCTGTCGGAAGACGAGGCGCAAGGGCTCGTGGCGCGGCATCGGTCGCTGGTGTGGATTATTGATCGCAGCCACGAAGAGAAAGGGCCGCAGATCTGGGATATCACGCAGCGGACCGAGACCAGTGAGTTATTTAATTTGATGAAGGATATCGACACCGGTGAGACGGTGCGAATCGATCATCCTGAAACCGGCCGCGATATCGTCTTCGAGCGCACCGGCGAAGGCATCGGCACGCGGTACGGCAGCTATCGCCTACGCAACCGTTCCAACTTGGTCGCAGAGGGCCATCTCGAATACATCACGTCGCACCCGCTACCGAGCGTGCTGATTTGGCGCGATTATAATGAGATTAAAGCGATCTACACAGGTGTAGGGCCGGATACCGATACTCGGCAGCGGCGGCTTGACATAGACGACGAGCCAGTGCCGCAACGGGAGCCCTTGTCCGCGCCTGCCAATGGCGGCTGGCCGGATGAAGAGCCGCCATTCGATACCGAGGAGGAGGAGCCACCCCCGCTGAAGCCGGTGGTCCGGACTGGAAAGGAACGGGCCAGCGAGCTGCTGCGTCGTCGTAAGCAGATTTGAGGAGCAATTAATGGCCAGCCCGGCAGTACAGTTCGTCGACTCAGGTTCGTGCCTGCTGAATTTGGTCCTGGGCGGCGGCTACGCTGTCGGGCGAGTCATTAATATCTGCGGCGACAAAGCAGTCGGCAAGACGCTGTTGGCGGTCGAGGCCTGTCAGCAGTTCTCACAGATTGTCAAGAACGTCGAGGATATCCGCTACATCGAATGCGAGCATGCCTTTAACGAAATTTATGGCAAGCAGATCGGCATGCCACCTGGGGTCAAGCCGGTATCAGATATCCAGACGGTGGAGGAGCTGTTCAAAGACCTGGACAAGTTCTGCACCGCCAGGAAGGGCAAGAACCGCCCGGCGCTGTACGTCATTGATTCACTGGACGCGCTGAGCGACGAAGCCGAGATGAAGCGCGATATCTCCCAAGGTTCATTTGGCGCAGCCAAGGCGGCACAGCTGTCCGAGCTGTTCCGTCGCCAGATCGCGATTATGTCCGACGCGAATTGTACGCTGCTGGTGGTATCACAGCTGCGCGACAAGATCGGCGTCATGTTTGGCGAGAAGCATAGCCGGTCGGGCGGCCGGGCGCTGAGCTTCTACGCCTCCCAAGAGATCTGGCTGGCTGAGATGAAGAAGCTCACGCGCCAGATCAAGGGCGAGACCCGCGTCATCGGCGCGCGCGTGCGGGTTAGGTGCAAGAAGAATAAGGTTGGTACCCCATTCCGCGACGCTGAGCTAACCGTGTGGTTCTCGTATGGCGTCGATGATGAAGGCAGCATGTTGGATTATCTACAGGAGCACAAGGTCGAGACCGGCGACATCGACCTGAAGGACGTCAACAAGTCGCTGCTGGATGCGCGCAAGAGCCGTGACCGGAAGGCGGTGGCGGAGATCAATGGACTCTTGCGGGCGCTGGTCGTTGAGCATTGGGCGTCAGTGGAGGAAGGCTTCCAGCCCCCACTCACGAAATACGCCTGATGGACGGCAGGGGATCCAGCCAGAAGGGCAGTCGCTGGGAGCGCGATCTGTGCGCCAAGCTGTCGCACTGGATTACTGGAGGGAGGCAGGACGACGTATTCCGTCGGTCGGTGATCTCCGGTGGCAGCTTCACCCGGTCCGCCAAAGGTGCGCCTGGCGATATCGCTGGCAATCACCCGTTGGCGTACGAGTTTCTGCAATTATTCTGTGTCGAGGCCAAGCACCGGCGCGACCTGAACTTCCTGGCCTTCCTGACCGCGAAGGATTCATTCCTCCATCAGGTGGTCGATCAGGTCAGCCTGCAGGCGATCCAGCACAGTGTGTATTGGTGGGTCATCGCGAAACAGAACAACCGCCGGGCGTTCATCTTGATGCCGACGGCAATTGCCGCGATCGGCGCTTGCCTCACGAAACGACGCTTACGTTGGCACATCTGCTTCTCCGACTTGGTTGTTATGGTTGATCTGGAAGCGTTCTTAGCCAACGTGGCACCCGACGCCTTTCTAAAAGCCGTACATGAACACTGGAGGGAGTGGTTTGTTAGTAATATCGGATCTACATCTGACGGCAGACCCGGCGGACGACTACCGTTGGGGGTTCCTGGAAACGCTGTACGACCTCGCCGCCAACGACAAGCAGGTACTAATCCTGGGCGACATCACCGACCGGCGCGACCGGCATCCGGCTGACCTGGTCAATGCCTTCATTCACTGCCTACGCTACCTGACGGAGAACATCGGCGCCGAGGTGACGATCCTGCAAGGCAATCATGATCGGCCGGTCTATAGCTCTGTCCATGCCTATTGGTCGTTCTTGAATGGGCTGAACAAAATTCAGTTTGTTACCAAGCCGCAGGCGATGGACGGTGCGATCCTGCTGCCGTACCACGACAAGCCTGAGGATGCCTGGGAGCATATCGACTTCTGGCCGTTTCGCACCGCCTTTGCCCATATCCCCATGCGGCAACTGGATCAGTTGGTGACCCTGCTACCGCGGATGCCGCCGATTATTTATAGCGGCGATGAGCACCCGCCGAAGACCGTGGGCAAGGTGACCTATGTGGGCGCCCCCCATCCGGTCAAGTACGGCGATGACTACCGCTGCCGGATCCTGCAGCTCGATGCGAACTATGCGATCGCCCGTGATATCACGTTGCACCCGCCTGGGCGGCGGATGATCGACATCAAAACTGCGGCCGACCTGGCAAACATATCGGTTAATAGTGGTGATTCGGCGAAGGTACGGCTGCACCTGGAGCTAGACCAGGCGCGCGATTGGAGCACTGAACAGGCGAAGATCACTGCCTGGGCGCTTGAGCACGGCGTGGCGTTAACCAGCGTCGAGCCGATGGTCGCCATCCCCACATTAAATTCTGCTATTCCCGAGGCGGGTGACCCCGAAAGTGTATTGACCGCATATATGGATGCAATGAATATGCAACCGCCCGTACGCGATGCGGGGAGAGGACTGCTCGCAGCCTACAACGAGGGTCGATAGAAGGAGAGGAACAGAAACAATGAGTCGTGATCCAAAGCGTGAGGCATACCTGAGGGATAATGGCTACGAATTTATCTATCAGGAAGACGTGCCGCTGAAGAACATCGACTTCCGGAACCCGACCAATAACAAGGCACGACTAGGCCGCCAAATAGAACCATGGCGCGTTGATCAATACGCGCGGGCCTGGCGGCGGGGGGTGGAATTCCCTGCCCCCGTCGTCTATGACTCGGTAGCGAAGAAGCTGTACGAGCCAGCTGACGGGTACCACCGGCTTTTTTCTGCCGACGCCGCGGGCAAGCAAAGCATTGATCTCTATATCGTAGAGGAACCCGAGACGCAGTTTGCCCGGGATTGTCTGTTCTACGCCCTAAACACCCAGGAAGGCCAAACAACCTCGATAGACGACCGTTGCTTGCAGGCCTGGCAGCTAAATCAGGATTACCCGGAGGTCTCATTACGGGTTATTGCCGAAAAAGTCGAAATATCAGAATCCCAGTTCAAAGCCTTCCGCGAGTACGCTGCGGCCCGGGAACGGATCTTCAAACTAGGGTTGAGCCGAAGCGACGGTTGGGCGAGAGCCTACGCCAAATCCATAATTGTCGCGCTAGGAAGGTTGCAGAATGAGGTCATATTCAGCGCGGCGTTCAAGGCGATGGAAAATACCGCAAAGCGGGGCGGGACCGATGTCACGGAGTGGCTACAAAACCTCCATCATTCCTCCAGCGAGGCTGACGCACTGAGGCTCATCGACAATTTTATAGAAAAGTATTCGGCGCGCCGCCGGCTGCAGCAAAAGGGCCAAGCGCCGACGACCAGGAGAAGGGCCTCTCTAGACCACCTGGCTTCGCTCTGTGACAAAATCACCAAGAAGTTTATTCGGCCTATTGGGCTCGGCATGTCCACGATGCCCGAACTTGATCAAGGCGACGAGAGTATAGCTAGTGCGGAAGCTGTGCTTCGGGCCCGGCGCAACGAGATATATGCCCGCAGAATGAAGATAAAGGAGCAACAAGAATGGACCCGGTCCAGCACTGGCGAAAATCCTTCCGAGAGCGCCTCAAGGAGTTAGACGACGAGTGGATCTCGCTGAAGGAGTTGTTCGCCGAATTCGAGCGGCGTATCCCGCTGCATGAAGCAACGAGATTTATGACAAATACGCGCAAACGAACCGACGTAGCGGTCGGCAAAATGCGCTGGGAGTTGTTCGTTAATCAGCTTGCGCATTACCAGATAGAGACCGACTCACCAATTCCTGGCCGCCATGATTTTAGCTTCAGGTCCCAATTGCGGGTTCTTACTAAATCTTGCGAGCAATGTGGTACAAAATGCCTGATACTACGGGACCGACCGAACGCCAGGTTCTGCAAATCTTGTGGCATCCGGCAAAGAAAGAAGTCCGTTAGGGAGAAAACCAGTGACACAGTACAGACACCCCAACAGCAAGCCGTCCAGGCGTCTGGTGAACGAGAGGGGAAACGTTGACTTTCGGTTGACGGCTGCCGAGCGCAAATGTCTCCACCCCTACGAGACTGGCGGCGGTCTGCAGCAGCTGATCAATCGTATTGTCGAAGCCGACCGAGACGGGGTAATAGAGGTCTCCCCCATCGATACACTCCGCATCGTCAAGTACGCCCTCAGCTCAGGAGAGGGCGGTCCAAACGATGCGCTGCGCAAGGCGTTTGCCCGGTCTCTGTTTGAGCACGGGCTGATCGATGAGGTCATATACGACACCTGGCGCTACAGGTGGCCCCATGTTGTGTCCTAGCTCGAATCAGCCGGAGCACGATCTTGTCATGACGCCGCCCCATCTGGCTGAGCGCATTGTCAATCACTTCAAACCGAGTGGGCGGGTGCTCGATCCGTGCCGCGGCCAGGGCGCATTCTATGACGCGATCGCCAAGCAGCCAGGCGTCGAGCCGCACTGGTGTGAAATAACCCAAGGCCGCGATTTCTTCGAAGAAACCGGCCATTTTGACTGGCTTATCACCAACCCTCCATGGTCGAAGCTGCGCAAGTTCTTACTCCACGCCATGCCGCTTGCCGATAATATCGTGCTTTTGGCCACCTTGACGCACTTCGACACCAGGGCGCGGGACATGGACATCTATCAGGGCGGGTTTGGCAGACGCGAGGCCCTCTTGGTGCATCACCCTGGACCGCCTTGGCCCAGTTCCGGGTTTCTGCTCTGTGCGTACCATCTACAGCGCGGCTACACCGGACCGCTGTACTTCACCAGAGATCTTCTGAAATCTAGATTCCGTGGGTTCTTCGGATAATGCGCATCATCGCCTTTCCAGAAATCACCATCGAGAACTTCCGGTCGTTCACCGCCTGCAGCACCATCGAGCTGCCGCTGGAGCCCGGCCTGCGCTTCATCGCCGGCCGCAACATGAGCGAGCCGGCGTTGGGCAGCAACGGGGCGGGCAAGAGCAGCCTGTGGGACGCGCTGGTCTGGGCGCTGTACGGCCAGTCGGTGCGTGGCCAGCGGGCCGCCGATCTGGCCTCCTGGGGCAGCGCCAAGCGGCCGCACGTGGCGGTTACCACGCTGGTCAATGACGAGATTCACGTCATTGACCGTACCGGATCGCCGGATCTGCTGCTTTTGGACAACCAGCGCGTTGATCAGCAGACCATCGACCGCCTGGTTGGGCTATCGCGCGAGTGTTTCGTCCAATCGGTGATTTTCGGCCAATCGGCCCCGCTTTTCATGGATCTGTCGATTCCGGAGCGCGCCGCGCTGATGGACGAGGTGATGAATCTCGGCATTTGGCTGGAATTATCGGATTATGCCGGCAACGAGGCTGCCCGGCTCAAGGACGAGTGGTTTAGCCTGAACCAAACGCTGGAAAAGGACAAAACCCGGCTGCGCACCCTGAAGGAACAGGCCGAACCGCTGCGTCAGATGCTAAATGAGTTCGAAGACCGGCGCCAACGGCGAATCAAGTTCCTCAACAAAGAGCTGGTGGGTCTGGTAGAGCTCATCAGCTCCGCGGATAAGCAGTGGGCGCGTACCGACCACGAACTTACCCACATAAATCTGCGGCGTACCACTGGTGTCATTACACGCTGCCCTACCTGCGGCCAGGACATTGTCGATAAAGACAGCGAAAACCACAGACACCAGCTGGCGTCCCGCCTCGTCGTGCTGAAAGAGCAGATCCGCGGCCACACGGCGACGATTGCGCGGATCTCCAAGGAGCTCGACACGGCGAAGCACGAACAAGACACAGGGGTGCTCGACCTGCTGACCAAAGTCGAGCAGCAGTGTGCGGAAGTTGCGGAGGGGATTGCAGCGGCGGAGCCAAGAATCGCGGAATTGCAGGTATCCCAGGCCCAAACTGGCTTTTGGAAGCAGGGATTCCGTCAAGTCCGGCTGTGGCAGGTCAATCGTATATTGACCATGTTCGAGATCGAGACTGCGGCGGCTGCGGCGCAGCTCGGCGTTGGTGATTGGCAGGTCAAATTCGCTACCGAGGCCGAGACCAAGTCTGGTAGTGTCCGACCTGGCATCCACGTCACTGCCACCAACCCAGCGAAGCGTGGTGATTATCGATCGTACTCGTTTGGCGAGGCGCAGCGCATTAAATTGGCGATCAGCCTCGGGCTCAGCTCGCTGATCCAGGCCCTCGCCGGCGTGTGCCATACGCTGCAGGTGTTCGACGAGCCGACTGCATGGCTATCGGTGGAAGGCATTGATGATTTGCTGAAGTGCCTATACGACCGCGCCCACCAGCACGACCTCAGTATCTGGCTGCTGGATCACCGCAGCATGACGTTCCCGTTTGACGCGACGTATATGGTCGTGAAGGAGCACGCTGGGAGCAGCGTGCAACAGCTCGCCTGATGGAGGCTTTGTGAATCAATTAATCGAGTGGGAAGACAACGTTCTCGCCATGCTGCTCTGGTCGCCAGAGCACTGCACCGACATCGCCACGTACCTAGACCCAAACAGGCTGACCACGCGGGCCAACCAGGCCATAGGCAAGCGGGCGTGCGAGTTTGTCCGCGCCCGCGGCGAGCCGCCGATGCTGTCGCTGAATGTGCTGCTGCGCGCCGAGCTCTCGAACGGCCCGCATGCGCGCGATCTCGAGGAGAGCCTGCAGCGCTGCCAGACCCTGTACAACCAGATTAACCAGAAATACACCCGCGACCAACTGGTCGCTCTGGTCACCAACAAAGCCATTGAAAATGCCGCCATGGATGCCGCGCGGATGGCTGCCGCAGGCGACGCCGAGGGCGCCCAAGAAGCACTATTCAAGCTGTTCCAGACCTCATCGCCGAGTGAGCATATCGGTACGTTCCTACACGATACCGATCGTAGCTTCCTCGACCAGGCTGGCGATGGCGAGTTCAGCTCCGGGATTCAGGCGCTCGATGATGCCGGTATAGTCCCCGGGCGAGGCCAGCTCATGTTGTTCATCGCGCCACCCAAGGCTGGGAAGAGCTGGTTTGCGGTCAATGTTGGCTACCATGCGATCCTGCGCGGCAAGCAGGTATTACACATCAGCTTGGAGAACTCCGAGGCGCTGACCAAGCGCCGGTACATCCAGTGCTGGACCGGTGCTGGGAAGCGCGCCCTGGACGAGGTCACCTACTACAAAATTGTCCGTGATGGGTTATCCCGCAGCCCGGATGGCAAGCGGCGAGATGATAATGTCCGAATCGAGCTCGTGCCGCCGCGCTCGGCCAAAGGCCTACGCGACCTCGATCTGGACGCGACGTTGACCGAGATCGGCCGGGGCGCGAAGCTGCTAATTAAGGAATTCCCCACCGGCATGCTGTCCGTCCCCGAGTACAACGCGTACTTGGAGCGGCTGGCGCGGCAGCATGATTTCGTGCCGGATCTGGTGATTATCGACTACCCCGACCTGATGCGCCTCGATCCCGATAATCAGCGCATCACGATCGGCAATAACTTCCGGTCGATTCGTGGCATTGCCATGCAACGGCAGCATGCGTTGTGCTGCCCGACCCAGACCAACCGCAAGGGGGACGATAGCAACAAGCCGATCACTTCAAAAGACGTCGCCGAGGATTGGTCGAAAGTGATGACCGCCGACATCATCCTCACCTATAATCGATACAGCGGACGCGAGGTACAGAAGCGATTCGCCAGAATTTTGGTTGACGCCGCACGCGATGAAGTCGATAAATTTTGGATCCTGCTTACCCAGAGCTATGAGACTGGACAATTCTGCATATCATCCGCTCCATACACGGATGCGATGCAAAAACAGATGGACCGCATCGTCTCTCAAGAACAAGTTCGCGAACACGGGATAAAGAGCCATGTCAGAGACGGCCCCGGAGGGAAAAAGTCTGCAGCAAATGGCGGTGGAAAAGTACCTCGCCAAGACGGTTCCGCTCGTCCCACCGTTTAAGCACGCACCGACCGAACAACTCTATCACTCGATCTACAACAGCACCGGCTGCCCGCTCAGCACTCGCACAGCGCCAATGGCGCACCAGCTGGAGGGTTCGGCGTTCGCGCTGTACGCCCGCCAGGCGCTGCTCTATTTCGACCCGCAGCTGGGCAAGACAGCCATGTGCCTGTACTGGGCGGAACACCTGAAGCGCGCCGGGCTGTGGCGGAAGGGCAAGGGCATCGTGATCTGCCACGCGCCGCTAGGCCTGCCGGTGTGGGAGAGGGAGACCGCCATGCACAGCAGCCTCAAGCTGCGGCGGGTGCACCTCGATCCGCGGGAGCTGGAGGATGCGCTGCGCAGCGACTGCGACCTGATTGTAGTGCCCTGGTCAGGCCTGCAGGAGATGTTCTCGATCAAGGCCAGGACGCGCAAAGGTGCCGTCAAGCGCCAGCCGGACACGGCTACGCTGGCGCGCCTGGCACCATTTTTTGGGCTATGTGTGATTGATGAAGTGCATATGGCGATGCATCATGAAAGCCTGCGCTTTCGCATCGCGAGGCAGCTTCTACAAAGCTGCAAATTCCGGCTAGGCTTGACCGGCACACCGTTCGGTCGGGATCCGTACGCAATGTGGGCGCAGGCGTTCCTGGTAGACTTTGGCCGCGCGCTGGGCCCGAATTTCTACTTTTTTCAAAAGGCGTTCGGTACCAGCAAGTACAATCATTTCAAGCGGCGCCACGAATATCACTTCCGCGCCGATTTGCTGCCAGTACTGAAGCACAAGTTATCGCCGCTCGTTATGGTATATGAACGCCACGAGGCGCGGCAGCTGGTGGTGCAGTCAAATATTGTTCGGCTGCGGATGTACGGGGATCAGCTTGAGGCCTATCGCAGTGCGATCGGCAAGTTGGTCAAGCTCAAGACCGGTGATGTGGTGGAGATCGGCGCGACGTTCCACCGGTTGCGCCAGATCAGCTCCGGCTACCTGCCGTACATGGGCCTGGATGACGAATTGCGGGTGCAGCACTTTGAAAGCAACCCGAAGCTGGCGTGGCTGCGCGAGTTCATGGGGACGGTGCGCAACGAGCTGCCGATGATCATCTTTCACGAGTATATACAAACCGGTAGACTGATCTCTGAGGCACTGGCCGAAATGGGGATACCGCATGGTTGGCTGTACGGCGCCACTGCGGACGCCACCCAGATGGTCAAAGACTTTCAAGAAGGAAAGCTGACGTGTCTGGTTGCCAATGCAGTGAAGGGAGGGATCTCTATCAGCCTGCCGCAGGCCGACTACGTGCTGTTCTATGAAAGTCCGGTCTCCGGTATTATGCGCAAGCAGGCGGAGAGCCGGCCGATGGCGCGGGATGCGTCACGCCACTTGGATATCGAGGACCTGATATGCTCCTCGACCGAGCTGCAAATACTGCACTTCCTGCGGCAAGGGCGGTCATTAATGGCCGCGTTAAATCGCCGAGACGTCAGGCGGGGCTTGGAGGAGAGTGTAGATATTTCAATGGCTTAGGCACTACCTATCAATTATTGACTATTATACGAAAAGGCGCCACATTCCGCCCTGACTGAGGAGGGAACTATGGCTATTACA